CAATCTTCTATCGCACCAACAGCTAAAATCGCTGAAAGTATAGTAGTAATACTAAATAAAGTATTCATAGTGTCTCCTTTTTTAATCATAGGAATACTATACCACAGCTAAATGTAGAAAGCAAGCACTTTTTTTAAAAAAATGCATAAAAAAACCCTTATAAATCAACACTTTTTAACTTTTTTTGTTCTAGTTTTGTTCTTTTTAGTGAATTCTTGCAATTTTTCAACAAAAAATGAGCGATTCGAGTGCAAATGGTCGCCTGATTATGAGCGAATCGGCGAATCAGCAATGGATTCTATGGATGATATGAAAAGAATCAATCTACAGCAGATGAAAGCTCGCTGTAATTTTTAATAAATAGTAGAAAAAGGAAAAAAATCATGTCCCATTGTTCAAATTGCGGCCATTTAAGTCATTGTAACGAAAAATGTTTACAAACTTACAAAGATGGCGATAATAAAGACATACAAATAGAGTGTTGTAAAGAATGTAGATGTGAAACTTGTAAGGATTAAGAAATTATGGCAAAAATGAGAATATTTAAGTTTTGGAATGAAGCAGGTGAAGAAAAAGAAAAAGAAGCATTAAGTTTAAAGAAGGCAATCATGTCAGTTCAATCAAATTTTAAAGATAGTATGATTGCAGTTGAATATATTAGTAAAAAAGGCAAACAAATGTGTCATAATATTATGATACCCATTGGTAGAAAGATAAAACAAGAGTTAATTAAAGAAAGAAGAAGAGAGGCGTTAAAAGCTAAACATGCCAGCCGTTAGTAGAAAAGGTGATAGTTTATCAACTGGTCATGGTTGTGTAGGTACAACAACCTTAAACACACCAGGTCAATCAACCGTTTTTGCAAATAGTATTTTAGTTGCAAGAATAGGTGACCCTACCGTAGCACACCCTAACCCACCTAATCCACCGTGTCCTAATCATGTCGCAAATGTAAACGCTGGTTCGCCAAATGTATTTGTAGTTGGTATTGCAGTAGCAAGAATAGGTGATAGTGCAGACGCAGGCGCTATGACTAGTGGTTCTGGTAATGTTTTTGCAAACGGCTAGATAATTGTTATAAATATTACCGTTATGGCAATATTCGACTCTCAAACAAAAAATAAAAGTAATAGAAGTTCAAGAAGTTTTAGAGATTTAGACCTAGACTTTACTAGAAACGCTGTTACTAATGATGTAAATGTAGTAGAGGATGTAATTTCTGTAAAAAGAGCAGTAAAAAATTTAGTTCAAACTAATTTTTATGAGAGACCTTTTCAACCTGAATTAGGTTGTGGTATTAGAGAGTTGTTGTTTGAACCTTTTACACCAATTACAAAACTATTTTTACAAAGAAAAATAGAAGAAGTGTTAATTAACTACGAACCTAGAGTTAATTTAACAAGTGTTAATGTAGATGATGACCAAGATAGAAATAGATTAGTCGTTGACATATCTTTTCAAGTAATAGGAGTTCCTGGTCCTCAAAGCGTTGAAACATTTTTACAAAGGCTAAGATAATAAATGTCAAATAAGTTAGTAGTTTCAGATTACGATTTTGAAGCAGTAAAGTCAAATTTAAAATCCTTTTTGCAAGGTCAAACATCTTTTCAAGATTATGACTTTGAAGGTAGTTCATTAAATATTCTTTTAGATATTTTATCTTACAACACTCACTATATGGCTTTTCTTGCCAACATGGCAACTAATGAATTATATCTTGATAGTGCTGACATAAGAAATAATATTGTTTCATTGGCTAAAATGATTGGTTATACACCATCATCACCAAGAGCACCTTTAGCTTCAATAGATGTAACATTAAACAATGCTACAGGCACAAGTGTTACAATGTCAAAAGGCACAATTTTTACCACAAGTGTTAATGATGTAACTTATCAATATGTAACTAATTCAGATGTAACAATAACACCAATTGCAGGTGTTTATAAGTTTTCAAGTTTACCAATTTATGAAGGTAGTTTAGTTACATTTAAATATACGGTTGATAGTACAGATGTTGACCAAAAATTTATTATACCAAGTGCAAACGCTGACACTTCAACTTTATCTGTCAAAGTTCAAAATAGTTCCTCTGATACAACAACAAACACTTACTCATTAGCAGGTGGTTATAATAATGTAACTGCTACATCAAAAGTTTATTTTATACAAGAAGGACAAGATGGTAAATATGAGGTTTATTTTGGCGACGGTATAAACGGTGTTGCTTTATCAGATGGCAATATTGTTATTTTAGAATACATTGTTACAAATAAAACGGTTTCAAATGGTGCTAGTTCTTATACACTTTCTGGTAACATAGGTGGTTTTACAGATGTTACGATTGCAACGGTATCAAACTCACAAGGTGGTTCTGAAAGTGAAACAGATGAATCAATTAGACATAATGCTCCATTACAATACGCAGCTCAAGATAGAGCAGTTACAACAACTGATTATGAATCTTTAGTTAAATCAATTTATCCTAATGCATTATCAGTAAGTGCTTGGGGTGGTGAAGATGATGAAACGCCAAGATATGGTATTGTAAAAATAGGAGTTAAAGCAGCTTCTGGTTCTACATTAACTGAAACAACAAAATCAGATATTGTAAGTAAATTAAAACCTTATAATGTTGCTTCAGTATCACCACAAATTGTTGACCCGGAAGTTACTTCAGTTTTATTAACATCTACCGTTAAGTATAATTCATCATCAACAACGAAATCCACAGATACTTTAAAATCAGAAATTACAACAGCTGTTACAAATTATAATACAGATACATTACAAAAATTTGACGCAGTTTATAGACATTCAAAATTAACAGGTCTTATTGATGATGTTGATACAAGTATATTGTCAAACATTACAACAATTAAGATAAGAAAAAACTTTACACCAACTTTAGCGTCTTCTACAAAATATGATATTTACTTTAGAAATGCATTATTTAATCCACATTCAGGACATAATTCAAGTGCTGGTGGTATTTTAAGTTCAACAGGTTTCAAAGTAACAGGTAGTGATTTAGAACAATTTTTAGATGATGACGGTGCAGGTAATGTAAGAAGATATTACTTAGCTTCTGGTATTAGAACATATACAAATGCAACACAAGGCACAATTGATTATTCATCTGGTCAAATAACATTAAACTCTTTAAATGTGGCTTCTATTTCAAATATTAGAGGTTCAACTTCAACGGTTGTTGAATTAACGGTAACACCAAACTCAAATGATGTGGTACCAGTTAGAGACCAAATTGTAGAATTAGATATTGCAAACTCAACAATTACCGTAACAGCAGATACATTTGTCGGAGGCTCAGCAGACGCAGGTGTAGGTTACACAACAACATCAAGTTATTAATGAACAATGGCAAAATTTAATGATAAAATTTCAACGATACTTAACAGCCAACTACCAGAGTTTGTCGTTGCTGACCACCCTAAATTTGCCGAATTTTTAAAAGTTTATTATCAACTTTTAGAATCAGCAGAATTATCCATAGATACTATTGAAGGCACAGATGGTATTTTACTTCAATCAGAAACAGGTCAATCAAACAATTTAGTTTTAAACTCTAGTCGTAGAGATACAGCAAGAACACTATTAGACGCTGGTGATAAAATACTTTTAGAAGAATCTACTTATGGTAAATTTACTAGAGGTGAAACCGTAACAGGTCAAACATCAAAAGCAACTGCTGTTGTATTAGTAGAAGATATTGCTAATAACAGATTAATAATATCAGCACAAGATAAATTTATTGATACTGAAGTTATTGTAGGTTCTAGTTCAGGCGCTCAAGCAAATATTACAAATTACAAACCTAATCCTGTAAATAATATTGCAGACTTGGTTAATTTTAGGGATCCTGACAATGTAATTAATCATTATTTAACAAATATGAGAGATGAGTTTTTAGCAACTCTTCCTGAACAAACAGCTGCCGGTGTAGATAAAAGAAAATTAATTAAAAATATTAAATCAATGTACAGAGCAAAGGGTTCTGTTCGTGGCCATGAAATGTTTTTTAGAATATTGTTTGGTGAAACTTCAGAAACATTTTACCCTAGAGAACAAATGTTAAAAGCTTCTGATGGTCAATTTGATTCATTAAAAGTATTAAGAGTTATCGCTTCTGTCGGTGACGCAACATTACTAATTGGTAGAACAATAACAGGACAATCTTCTAGTGCAACTGCTATAGTAGAAAATACATCTACTTTTCAAATTGGTGATAAAACCGTTACGCAGTTAATTTTAAATGCTGATAGTATTCAAGGAACATTTACCGTAGGTGAAGAAATACAAGGTACAACATCCGATACAGACGATTATTTTATTAAAGCAAATGTTACAGGTATTCCTGGTTCTAAAAATATAACAAATGATGGTTCATTAAATTTAACAACTGATACAATTACATTAACAGCAGGTGGTACTGGTGCATTATTTCAAATTGAAGATATAGGACCTGGTAAAATTACTGAAGTATTAATTGATAATGCAGGTACGGGATATAATATTGGCGATAATTTAACCTTTACAAATACAGATACAAATGGTAACAACGCTGCCGGTTTTGTTGCAATTGTAAATGGTGGTTTTAAAGACCAAAATGGCAGCGTAGCAGCAGCTACTGGTTCGGAAGATGATATTGTTTTAGAAGAGGCTACGATACGAGGTGACGCTTATGACGGTAATCAAATTGTTCAAGAAAAATTTACAGACTTACAACCCATTACAAAAATATTTTTAACAAACGGTGGTAATCAATATACATCTTTACCTACCGTTTCAGTTACATCATCAACTGGTTCAAACGCAACGGTGAAAGCTTTTGGTGATGATATTGGTAGGATTGTAAAATTAAAAACGGTTGAGTTAGGTAGAAGTTATGAAACAGCACCTACACCACCAACTTTAGGTTTCTTTAATAACATGATAGTTACTGGAGTTACCGGAACATTTATAGCAGCTGGCACAATAACAGGTGGCACTTCAGGTGCTACAGGTACAATTGATACTTTTGATAGTTCAAGAGGATTGCTAAGAATTAAATCTGTTACAGGCACATTTGCAATTGATGAAACTTTAACATCCGATACTTCAGGTACTTGCACACTTAAAAAATTAGATGTCGCAACTGCTTCAGTTAGTGTTGTTTCCGTTTCAGATACAGATGGTGCTTTTATTAATGAAAGAGGTAAATTATCTGAAACTACAATGAGAATACAAGATAGTTTATACTATCAAGATTATTCATATGTAATAAAAGTAGGTCAATCAATTGCAAGATGGCGGGACGCATTTAAAAAAACTATGCATACTGCTGGTTTTTACTTTACAGGTCAAGTAGATATTGAATCAAGAATTACCGTAACTGCTAGTGGACCGGTTGAGGGTGTAACTTCAGGTATTGAAGAAACTCCTTTACTATCACTTGTAAATACTTTATTTACTACCGTTTTTGGTAGAAGATTAGGAACAACCTCTGATGGTACATCATTAAGAGCTAATGCTAATTTAGGTGTTAATGTTGATGTAAGTACAGCATTTGAGGATCCTTTTGCGGCTAATACTAGAGATGTTACAGCGAGTAGAGAAGATATTGAAATTGATTATTTAAGTAGAAGTAGAAATCTATTTACAGATAATTCAGGCACCATACATGATATTAGAAGTGGTTATGCGTATGGAGGACCAAGATATGGTTCATTAAATAGATATGCCAATACCGTATTTGGTAATACTAACAGCGGTTCAAAAGCAAGCTCATTTGAAAATTTAAACAATTTAAGAATTGAGGGTACTAAAACAGACCTAGACGGTCAAGTTGTACCTATATTTTTATTTACTTCCAATGAAATAGGTAAGAAAATTAAAATGAATTATGCTTTTCCAGCTGAGATTGCTTCTAATAGAGAATTGTTTAGTAACACATTGACCACTTTAGATAGTAACACAATAACATTTGACGGAACAACGCCGTAAACAGGTATAAATATAGTAAAAGAGAGTTAATAAATGGCAAAACTTACAATAGGCAGAGGTACTAATCCCAATGACGGAACAGGAGATAATCTCCGAGACGGTGCTAATAAGATTAACCTTAACTTTGACGAAATTTATACAGCGTTAGGTGACGGTACTACATTAGCCGGCACTATAAAAATTGCTGACGATAGTTCAACGGTTTTAACACTATCAGCAAATGGTGAAACCATGAGGCTTTTGGGTGGTACAGGTATAACTTCAACAATTTCAAGTAATGATTTAACATTAGCTCTTGATACATCTTTAGTTGTTACTGCTTCTGGTTCAACTACACTTACAAATAAATCTATTGACCTTGACGCAAACACGATTACAGGTACTTTAGCAGAATTTAACACAGCGTTACAAGGTGATAGTTTTGTATCACTTACAGGTTCAGAAACATTAACAAATAAAACTATTAATGCTTCTCAATTAGTTAATAGTTCAGTTACAAATGCTAAACTAGCAAACTCATCAATTACTATGATTGATGACAGCTCTACCACAGACGCTGTTTCTCTAGGAGAAAATTTTAGATTTACAGGTGGTACTGGTATTTCTTCAACACTTGGTAGTAACGCAGTAACATTTGCTATTGACGCTACCGTAGCAACACTTTCAGGTTCTCAAACATTAACAAATAAAACAATTGTTGCAGGTGATAATACAATATCAGGTATTACAAATGCAATGTTATCAGGTAGTGCTGGTATAACAAATGCAAATCTAGCAAACTCATCAATTACTTTAGGTGATGATACAATTTCTCTTGGTGGAACAGACACTAGTATTGCAAATTTAAGTTTAACAGGTGCTACGGGTACAATTGACTTAACAAGTTCAGGAAATAAATTAAGATTTAACTTTGCAAACACAGGTTCTCTTCCAACAGCTTCAACTTACGAAGGTATGTTTGCTTATGATATTGGTGGTAATAATCCATATGTTGCAGACGCAGGTGGTTGGGTAAAAATAATTACAGAAAACGGCTCTATTGCAGACTTATCAAATGTTGGTAGTATTGCAAGTATATCAGATGGCCAAGTTTTAGCTTGGAATTCAGGTGCAGGTAGATTTGACCCAGCAGCTGCAGGAAGTGGTTATGTTGCAGGAACAGATTTAGATTTACAAGGTGCAGACCCACAAGACGCAGGTTATTTTGGTTTTAGGTCACCAGATGATTCAATAGTAAAAACAATTACGGTAACGGTTGCTACTAAAACAACTGAGCATTATCATCATGGTACAGGTTCATCTTTAGGTTATGTATTAGATGGTCATGAATCACCAGCGTTAATTTTAGCACCAGGTGTTTACAAGTTTGACCAATCAGATAGTTCAAACTCATCACACCCATTAAGATTTTACTATCAGGCAGATAGAACAAGACAATACACAACTGGAGTTACAACTTCAGGAACACCAGGTTCTTCAGGTGCATATACACAAATAGAAGTAGATTTTACAACAACAGGACCTTTACATTATCAATGCTCAGCACACGCACATATGGGTCATGTTATTTCTATGCCTCATACAAACAGAAATAAATTAACTTTTACAACTGATAAAACAAATTCAGGTGATGGCTCTGATACAACATTTACCGTTTTAGATGGTACTACGGTTGATGGTGTATTAGTTTTTGTAAACGGTATTTGTTTAGTACCGACAGATGACTATACTATTTCAGGAACAACATTAACATTCGCAACGGCGCCGGCAAACGGAGCAGAGATTGTGTTTAGATATCTAGGATATTAATATGGGAACAATAACACGAACATTCGCAAATAATGTAACCATAACAAAAGGTTCTGGTTTAGCAAAAAT